TATAATAGTTCTTGGAAATACTTTAGATGTAGGAGTTCCATCAGATAATACAGTTTCACTTGCTAAACTAACAGCAACAGGAACTAAAGATGCTACAACTTTTTTAAGAGGAGATAATACTTTTGCAGAAGCTGGTGGTGGAAAAGTTTTACAAGTTTTAACTGCTACAGATACTACTGAAAGAAGTACATCTTCAACAAGTTTTGTTACTGCTTCAAATACTTTAACAATAACAATAACTCCATCTGCAACATCAAGCAAAATATTTTTAGTAACAAGTGGCACAGGTTATCAAAGTGGTTCTTCAAGTAAATTTACCATTTATAGAGGTGGAACAAATTTATCAACTGCATCTGAAAATGAATTAGTACAATTTGAAGCTAATAGAAGTTCTATAGGTATGACATTTTTAGATTCTCCAAACACCACATCAGCGACCACTTATCAAGTTTATTTTAGAAATTCTGGTGGTTCTACAACAAACTTAAATCCAAATAATAACCAATCTGTAATAACAGCATTTGAAATAGGAGCATAATGACAAACGAAATTATAATAAAAGCAATTAAAAAAATAAATTCGTCAGCAGAGGTTTCTGTAAGTGGTGGCGATATAAATACAATCACTTGGGAAAATGGAACTACACCAATTCCTGTTGCAGACATTCAAGCACAAATACCAACTGTTGAAGCTGAAATAGAACAAGAAAAGCAAGATGCAATAAATAAAAAAGCATCTGGCAAACAAAAACTTTTAGACTTAGGTTTAACTGAAGAAGAAGTAAAAGCATTGATAGGAGTATAACCCTATGGTGTTTTCCTACCGAAAAACAAAATATCAAATCGGAGATTTGCTATGGCTTTAAAGTTCGCAGTAAATAATTCATTAAGTGCAATCACTAGCTTACCCTCTGGCATATCTGGTGGTGCATTAAATCTTATCTCTACCCAAACAGCAAGTTCAAGTGCATCTTTAGAATTTAGTATAGATGGAACTTATGATTCCTATGTGTTTAAGTTTATAGATATTCATGCAAGTACAAATGACACAGATTTAACATTTCAAGGAAGCACAGATGGTGGTAGTAATTATAATATAACTATGACTACAACATTTTTTCAAGCATTTCATGATGAAGCTGATGCATTTACAGGACTTTCATACAATACGAGTTTTGACCAAGCACAAGGCACAGGATTTCAATTATTTTCACACTCTTTAGGAACTGACAATGACCAAAGTTGTTCAGGACAATTAAATTTATACAATCCAAGCAACACAACATTTGTTAAACATTTTACAAGTAGAATGCATGTTTATCATGCTAATGATTCTAATAATGATATGTTCACTGCTGGATATTTTAATACAACATCAGCTATCACAAATTTAAAATTTCAAATGACATCTGGCAACATAGATGATGGCATAATCAAAATGTATGGAGTTTCATAATGTTAGTTAAGCACAACAACAATTCAATATCTAATGTAACTTCTGTTAATTTACCACAAGGTAAGATGACTTTAATATCTGAACAAACTGCAAGTGGTAGTGCTTCAATATCATTTACAAGTGGAATAGATAGCACCTATCCTATTTATAAGTTTGAGTTTATTAATATGCACCCAGCTACTGATAATGCTACTTTTGAATTTAATTTAAGCACAGACACAGGTAGCAATTATAATGTTACAAAAACAACTACACATATTTTTTCATATCATGATGAAGCAGATACAACTACTGCACTTGGATATTCAACTTCATTTGATTTAGCACAAAGCACTGGAAACCAAATTATAACCAATGGTATTGGAAATGGAAATGATGAAAGTGCAAGTGGTAGTATGTATTTATTTTCACCTAGTTCTGGTACTTATGTAAAGCACTTTATTGCTACAACAAACACTTACTATAGTAATAATTGGTCAATAGAATCATTTACTGCTGGATATGGAAACACCACCAGTACAGTTGATGCCGTTAAGTTCGTCATGTCATCAGGCAACATAGATTCTGGCACAATAAAATTATATGGAATAAAAGGAGATTAATGTTAATTAAGCTAAACGACAGAGCAGTAAAAGATGTAACTCAATTTGGTTCTATAAGTCAGTTGGGTAGCTTAACTCATATCTCAACTGCTACTGCTAGTTCTAGTGCTAGTATAGAGTTCACATCTGGTATTGATAGCACATATAAGGAATATGTTTTTTATTTTGTGAATATACACCCAGCAACAGATGATACTACTTTTCAATTTAATATGAGTACAGATGGTGGAAGTAATTACAATGTTACAAAGACAACTACATTTTTTGTTGATTATCATTTTGAAAATGATGTAGCTACAGATTTGCAATATGGAACTTCACATGATTTAGCACAAAGTACAGCATATCAAACATTAGATTATGGAGTAGGTGCTGACAATGACCAACAAATATCTGGTTATTTAAATCTTTTCAATCCCTCATCTACTACATTTGTTAAGCATTTTATGGCAAGAATGGTAAATGCTTATTCTTATGATGCATCTCACAATACTCATGTAGCAGGGTATGGAAACACAACTTCGCCAATAAATGCTATCAAGTTCCAAATGTCTAGTGGAAACATAGATGCTGGTCAGATATTGCTATTCGGAGTAAATTAATTTATAAGGAGAACATTATGCACAAATTAGTAAATGGAATAAAAGTAGATTTAACAGCAGAAGAAATTGCACAAAGACAAGCTGAAGAACAGGCTTGGAACAATGGTGCATTTGATCGTGCTATGGCAGATTTAAGACAAAGACGAGATGCTATGTTAAAGTCTTGTGATTGGGTTATGATGTCAGATTCTCCAATAACAGATAAATCTAATTGGGAAACTTATAGACAAGCATTAAGAGATATTACAGAAAATCTTACAACAGTAGAACAAGTACAAGCAGTAGAATTTCCAACTAAACCATAAGAGGTTTAAATGCAATTATCAAAGCATTTCACTTTAGCAGAGTTTGAAAAATCTCAAACTGCTACAAGAAAAGCAATAAACAATAAAGCTGGTTCAGGAGAAATAAAAAATCTAACTGATTTATGTTATGAAGTTCTTGAGCCAACAAGAGCAAAGTTCGATAAACCTATTACAATAACTTCTGGCTATCGAAGTGAGGAATTATGCGAAGCTATTGGTAGTAAAAAAACTTCACAACACACAAAGGGTCAAGCCTGTGATTTTGAAATATCTGGTATTAGTAATTTACAAGTAGCTTTATGGATTCAAAATAACTGCGACTTCGATCAATTAATTTTAGAATACTGGAAAGAAGATGAAGAAAATTCTGGTTGGATTCATGTCAGTTATAATGAGGGTTCAAATAGAAAGCAAGTTTTGACATTTGATGGTAAAAGCTATAAAAATGGATTACCTGATGCTAAATGGTCAGGTGGTAAATTAATTAACTAATAGGAGAAAGATTATGTCAATGGGAAAAGGAACTTATGGTTCAAAAAAAGGAAGACCACCTAAAAAATCTAAAATGATGAACAAGAAAAAGAAGAAAAAATGATTAGTGATGTTTATAATATACCATTTGGCTTATCCGTACAAAGAGGAGATGTAAATAATTTCCAAGCCATACAAAAATTTGGATATAACGGTTCAGTAGGCTCATCATTTGAAACAATCTGGGACGGTGGGGGAGATTATACTTTTATAACTTCTCCTAGTACTGCAACTGCAACTTCATCTAATACAGGCTCAGATAATAATGGAACAGTAGAAATTGTAGGATTAGATTCTAATTACGATCTAGCAACAGAAACAATCACAATAGGTGGTTCTGCATCAACAACTTCTTTTATAAGAGTATTCAGAGCAAGAATGATTAATGCTAATACAGGAGATACAAATGTTGGTACAATTACAATAACTGTATCATCAACAACTGTAGCACAAATCCAACCCACATATGGTCAAACATTAATGGCTGTTTATACAGTTCCAAGATTTTTTCAGGCTTATTTAGTTCAATTAGATGTAGGTAGTTCAAAAGATTTAGAAAATGAAATTAAATTTAGAATTAAAGAACTTGATAATGGAAACTCTTGGAATACTAGATCATTTGTAACTACAAGAGGTGGATTTACTGAAAAAAATTTTCATGTACCAGAAATTATACGAGCTAAAACAGATATTGAAATGAGAGCAAAATCTTCAGCAACAAGTTCTATATCTGGTGGATTTGAATTAATACTTGAGAAAGTGGTTCAAAGCTAATGGCTAAGAGACCTAGAACAACTGGCGAACATATCGTTGCTCTCTATGGTCATATAACAGGATTAAAAAAATCTATTCACACAATTCAAAATAATCATCTCTCCCATATGCAAGATGATATTAATGAAATAAATAAAAAATTAGATAACAAATTTGATAGTTTAACCAATTTAATTATGTATGGAGTCGGTGCTGTAGCTTTATTGTTTATAGCCCAAGTGCTTTACTTTTTATCAAAATAATATACAACAAATACTTGTATGCAATACTCTCGTATTTTAACGATTTCTGATTTACATATTCCAGCACATCATCCTCAAGCATTTGATTTTTTAAAAGCATTAAAGAAATTTGTTAATCCTGAAATTGTTATAAATGGTGGAGATGAGTTAGATAAACACGCATTATCAATGCACGACTCTGACCCTGATTTACCTAGTGCTGGAGATGAATTACGAATATCTAAAAAATATATATGGGAACTTAAAAAGATATTTCCTAAAATGATTTTATTACATTCAAATCATTCATCTTTAATTTATAGACGAGCATTAAAACATGGTATGCCAAAAGCATATTTAAGATCATATAACGAATTTTTAGAAGTGGATAGCCAATGGAAGTGGGTAGATGATTTAAACTTAAAATTAAGTGATGGTTCAGAATGTTATTTCACGCATGGAATGGCTTCAGAGGGTTTAAAATTAGCTATGCAATATGGTAAAAATGTTTGCCAATTTCACTTTCATTCTAAGTTTCAAATACAATACTTTTCTAATCCTGATAATTTGGTGTGGTCTCTCCAATGTGGGTGTCTTACTAAACAATCAAATCTTAATTTCTTATATTCGAAGAATCATAGACTTAGATTTGTAATAGGTACAGGTGCTATCATAAATGGTCAGCCTAGATTATTTCCAATGGTTTTAGACAAAAAAGGAGATTGGATTGGTAAAATCGTCTAGTTTAAAGCCACACAGAGCCACGCAGAGAGCCATTGACAAGCAAATAGGTGGTAACCATTACACAGGCTT